CTTCCAACACATAGCGAACATACATTACCTTAGAGATAGGATTCTTTTTCCATACTGACTGAATGTTCCACTTGTTATCACGACGAAGCATAGAGATATACTTAGTCAAGCTACCACCTGACATACCATATTCATCCATAGCATCACGGATAGAGATATGTCCAACGGTCATCAAATGCTTAGCTATAATGTCAATCTTAGTCATACCTGTTTTCCTTTTCCAGCCAGAGTGTTCCAGCTTTTCACATAGTTTGTTGATGTAGGTGTAATACTTAATCCACTCAGGGTGACTTACTGCACGTATACAGATAGTATCCGCAAAGTGAAACAGTAGGTCATCCGTGCTCACTGATTAGCCAACTTAATGATTGCTTCAGCAAACTCGATAGCATCCTTTTTTGAAGCGTAAACACGATGGCGTCGGCAGTCAAAGATTATATCACCGTCGTTATCTTTAGTAACAATCATAGAGTCATTATCATCCAGACGACAGATAAGAGACAACTCTTCAATCTTGCCTTGTTTAACTTTTACATTACTCATTAGAGAACCTCTTCTACTACGTTAACTTGCTGTGGCCCTGTATACTTATGTGTAGCTTTGAACACATAGAATACGCCACCATGTTTCTGTGCCATTGCCCGACCAGCCACTTGTGCAGCAGCTTCACTCGGGTAAACTCTAGGTGACAAACTCGGAGCTAGTACACCCTTGTGATCTTCTAAGATAAGAATGTATTTTCCAAACTTAGATACTACTTTAGGTGCAAGCTTAAACCTTAGATGAGACAAACCAGTGGTATAACCCACAACATATATACAACAAGTTTGGTCACTTAGTCGTTCTACCGTAAGCACTTGTCCTTCTTTAAAAGGGGTATCTGTTTGTGGGCCATCAATTACAATTTTATCACCAACTTTAAACTTATGTTCACTCATATTAAAACTCTCCATCAGTTGTATCTGTAAACTCCGGCTTAGCCTCTGTTAGCCTCCCTGTTACGCTATCGTAATGAATAGAACAAGCCGCCCCAGTCTCACCGGAGAACCTATTCTTCAATATGCGAACCACTGTTTCATTAGGATTCTTACCTTGTTGGTCACGTTCTAAACCAATCACCATATCGCTTAACTGACCTATAGCAGCAGAGCCACGTAGTTGACCTAGTGAAGTATGTGCACCCTCTTCATGGCCTTTGCCCTCAGGTCGCTTCAAGTGGCTAACAAGGATTAACCCTATACCAGTCTCTTCAACCAAGGTTCGTAACAAGGTCATAGCCCTGTCAATAAGTTTTCTCTCGTCACCCCCATCAAGGCCGCTGACCACAATAGACAAATGATCAAGTATAATCCACTTACAATCAAGTGACTTAGCCATATACCGGATGCGAGACAGAAGATTGTCCACATCACTAGAACCAAAGTGGTCATATAGATAGGTGGTGCCGTTACCAACTGTAGCATTAAACGCAATTTTAAGTTCATCACCAGTTACTCCTTCAGTTGTTAAATGTAGGGGTTTGTTAAGCTCAATACCCATCAAACCTAAAGCAGTACGTTTAGTGTTTTCCTCAAGAAAGATTAGGCCAACATGCTCACCCTGTTTGATCAGGTTATAAGCTAGTTCACGTACAAACGCAGACTTACCAATACCGGAGCCAGCAGTGATTGTAGTGAGTTCACCTGTGCGCAACCCTCTAGTCTTTATGTTAAGAGAAGGCCAAGGATAAAGCACTGTGTAAACAGATTCCTCAGTAGAGAGCTTTTCCCATACTGCATGACCATCTACAATACCATCTGGCCTGTAGGTTTTGGCGTTCCAGATTGCTTTAACAATTTCATCACCCTTGTTAGCCTGTAGTAAGTCACTAGCATCCTTCATAGATAGGTCAGCAATCTTGACCTTACCCGCTTGGAACAACTGTGCACACTCAATAGCAGCAGTCCTACCAGCGTCATCCATGTCGAACATCAGTACGATAGTGTCAAACTTGTTCAGGAACTCGAATGACTTCTGTAGAGCTTTCTTAGCCCCTTGTGCACCAATAGGAACACTACAGACAGGCCATTTGTTTCCCTGAGCTTGTGACACACTGAGAGCATCTAGTTCACCCTCAGTCACCACTATCATCCGGCCACCATCTTTCCAGAGCCACTCCCCGTATAACCCTGCTTTCTTCATGTCACCGAGGATCGTAAAGGTCTTGTCAGGGTACCTCACCTTGCAAGCAACAGGTACACGTGTGGTAGGCTCTAGGTAATAGGCGAAGTGGCAGCGTTTATCTCCAAGCTCACCTACACGATAACCCCATAGTTGACAGGTATCTTCACGTAGTTTTCGCTTAGGCAAGGACTCAACCTCACCTTGTATAGTTAGTTGATCCACTCTTCGTTTTACTTTGACTTCACTATGTTCACCAGTTGCAGGCTCATAGTGGCCGCAGCCCATACTAAAGCAATACGCATGTCCATCACTGTAACGCACAAGGTTATCTCGTGAGCCACAGGAGGGGCAGGGTTCTTTTGCTATAGCATGGGATACGCTATCGTAACTTAATAGTCCGACCATGTTTGATGATGCACCGGATCACCCTTGATATGCTTAGGTTCGACACCTACAAAGTAGTCAGCAAACCCGCAAGCCTTGAGAAACAAGGAGAACTTGTTGAGGATAGGTTGAATGTGGTCTAACTCTGAGTCATACAAAGTGAACGCTACATAATCCGTAGTGCGCCTGTCAGCATCAAAGGTGTCTTGGGTATCAGGGTTAGGATCAGGCTGTGTTTTTTTCCATTCAAACTTAATATGTCCAACTGTGCTATCCATGTTAAGCAACCTCCGAAACTATATATATCTTACTCATTTAACCACTCCATAGGGATTGATTTATCTGCATACTTAAACCCATGCTTATTGCACCAGTCAGCGTATGTAGTGCTACTTTGTTTGCTAATTCTAGCCTTGGAGTTACTGAATACAAACCTAATGTCTCGGTCAGGATGCTGATGTTTAACGAGCAGATGCTTCTGTCGGTCAGCCGTAAGGAAACGTCCTTTTGACTCGATTATGAAAGATTTACCTTTAATCCTGAAGTCATACGTGTAGGTAGACTTTCGCTCAGGTTTAACATAAGGTATTTTTTCAGGTTCAAATTCGTATTCAAAGCCAGCATCAGTTAGCTCTTGGCCTATACGTTCTTCTAAGCCAGAGCGGAAGCCATACTTGGCTCCCACCTGTGCCTGAGTTAGAGGCTTAGCTTTTTTAGAAGTCTGTGTTAGTTTCCGAGCTTGTGGCTTCATTCTCTACAGTGTCATCACTATCATCGTCAGCATCTTCCTGAGGTTTAAACCCAGTGTTACCTTCGGCAGCTTTGACAATCTGTACAGCATCAAGATAGAAAGTTACGCCATGTTTCTTACCCGACTTGTAATAAAACGGATGATACTCAGCGATAACTGTTGATCCACCCCAAAGCTTAACTTCAGCAAATGGGATAGGCTTAGCCTTAGCATCAACATGCGGAACACGGTTATACGTGCCATCCTTGTTCTTACTCTTTTGACCAAACTTAACTACAATGTTGCCAGTTGGATTACCATCTTCATCCTCTTCAATAGAGTAGGGTAGGTTATCCAGCTTATCAAAAGCAACCTTTGCCTCAGTAGCAGTATCCGTTACGATCTGCTTAAACTTAGCTTCAAGAGACTCAGGAAAGATAATGTCAAGAGAATACTTACCCTCTTCCTTATCTACTACTGACTTGTTAGCAGCTTGATCCCACTTGTAAGGAACAGTTGTTTTAGGGTAACGAGCGATACCCCTAGGTGTCTGCAATCGTTTAGCCATTGTTAATCATTCCTTCTGAAGTCAGCACAAAATCACCATCTGAATCCAGTAGACCACCTTGGAACATGTTAGCCTTGACTACATCAAGAATGTCCACGAGGTCATCAAGTTCAAGCACGATCACATCATTACCACCAGTAACAGGGTTTTCCTGAACGATAGTAATAGTATCATCGGTTGAGTCAGTGTTTACATAGGTTTCCCATACCGAGTTGTTAACCTCGTGAAAACCTTTCAATGCAATACTCATATATCTAATACTCTTTCTGTTGAATTAAAGTTTGTTGTTCAAACCAGTTTGTTGCGAGGGCCGATAGGCTCATCCCACAGTCGTTGCAAGTAGTCCTCAAGAGCAGCACCCTTGAGAGTCTTAATCTTCTTGTAGAATGTACGTAAACGCTCAGTCCTAATCAGACCATCTTGAATAGCATCACGTACAATCTCCTGAACTACAGGCAACATGTCATGCACTGTTTTACTCATGTTAGCTTAGTTATCCTATTGTTATTATTGTTAGTATTGAAACCGTAACAGTTGAAAAATTCCAATACTCTTGGTAGGAGTTAGCTTTAAGAAAAGAAAAACTCTGAGTCTTGTATACCTTGTAAGTCGAGTTCACCTTTTGTTACCATTGCTGGAACCTCTATTACACTAGCGTAACGATCAGCTAACTCTTGTAGAACATCATGCTCACTGTACATCTTTATGAAGCTTGGCTTTACACAGTGCTTAATAAAGTTAGGCATGTGTTTAGCGTGTACACCAAAAGAATCATGCACCATGCCAAACGAAGTTATACCCTTGCTTAACGCTTCCACCATAGTCATACGAAGGTGACAAGCATCCATTGAGTGAACAAAGTTAGGAGCAAGAGCTAAACTCATGTTGTTTCCAGAAAGCTTACCTGTTCCGTCATAAACAACTAATTGCACTCGGCCATCTAAAAAGGTATCAATCGTTGTCCTCTTTTCATCTTCTCTATAATGCACTACCTCGAAGCCATCAGGTGTTACCCATGACATTCTCTTGTCATACTCTTTTAGATCAGGGTTAGCATTGGCATACTTAGACCAATTAGAGGCTAACTTAGATAGCCACTTCATACCTAGTTTACCTTTGACCACTACATCATCAATAGATGACCAAATTAGTTTAGCTAGGAATACAATTCGAGCATGTGTAGACTCTTCGTCATCCACATTCCACGGAAGTTTAACGCCGGACTTCAACTTTTCATACACGGCTTCCTTGGTATAGCTTAGGCAGGAGTTGAATGTTCCAGCATAGGGAACTACCATCACTTGACGCTTGGTAATCTTTCTATCGACTCCAAATTGTAGCCAGCCCTTCGCAACTGGTGATCCATCAGTGACGCATTTAATAATGACTTGACTAGCAACGTCACCGTAAATGTCCTGTCTCGAAAGATGTGGTACGAGATTAACTGAACGTCCTCCAACTTCATCCTTAAGCATAGCCGCATAGTGCTGCAAACCTGAACACGTGGCATCCACTGGGCAGACCATGTGACTTTGAAACCCGTAGCCCAACTCTCTATACGTTTGCCACTCAAAGCAGAACCTAAGGAACTGAAAAGGTTCACTGGCTTGCATCCATCGTTTATCATGCTTGTAATCCTGTGCTATAGATAAAATCATAGATTCATTCTCATGCACCCATTCTACTCGTTCCTGAAGCGATACCTTATCGTTTCCGTAAGCATTAGCTCCACTAATCATAACCCAGTCTAGTTGTGCCTGTGTCTCAACAGGTTCACCAGTGCTAAACTCAAGTAGAGCCTTAGCATAGTCTGCACCTTGAGGGGTGAGAAACGCTGGTAAGGGATAAGCCCTACCACGGCTATCTAGGTTATGAGGGAAGTATATAGCGTCATACTTTTGGAAAGACTTAGCCATACTAATAGTCATAATAGCAGCAATACGCCTAGACGTATCTTCACGGTTTTGACTATGTATTAAGAACACCTTATGTAGATGTGCTTTTTTCACAGCAGGATCACTATCATAATTCTCAGGCATAGGAGGTAAGGGAATTTCTTCATTCCTCACCAGCTTACCAATGTTACCCCCGTATTCATTGTAAGCCCAGTCAAGAGCCTCAGTCATAATCGGGTTAACTCTCCAAGGTGTTTCTTGAATAGCATTGATAGGAGGCAGCACACTGTTCCAGTTAAAGTTACCTAAGCGAGTAAGGTCACGCTTACGTAAGCCTTTGATTAAAGGATACCGACGAGTCTTGTCTAATAGATAACCTCCACGATAGAGATTACCTGTAGTCCAAGGCTTAGGTTTAACTACCATAGGTCTAAACAGGGTGAACATGTGCACTTGGTTCTTCATAAGAGTTTGTAACTTATCTATGAACTCAGGTGTTAAGTGCATCATTGAACCATTATTAGAATCACTAATGTAAGGAACAACTTGTCGAAACAAGACTAGCAAGGAGTAACCAACTATAATCTTCTGTTTGGTAGTCCATCCATTCCAGTCTAATTGTTCAGCATCAAAGTAGTTCTTAATGGTGTCTTTGCGCCAAGCTCTAGGGTATGACCTTTTATCAAAGTCTTGCATGAGCTTACGAAGTATACCTTTACGTTGATCACTACTATTGAATACACGTACCCGCCATTCATCATGCACTAGATCACCAATCATTCGGCTGAGTGTTACACGTTTAACACCATAGCTACTAGCTTTCACCATACCGAATGTGTTCATAATTGCTTTGCAAGTTAGCCATGCTATAACTTGAGGTTCTATATCTGTATCCAGCAAGAGCTTAGCAGCTACTACTTGCTTGCCATTCTTGCGTTCTTTAACAGAGTTAATAAAGCCAGCAATAGGTTCAGCTACTTGTTTCATTAGAGCATTAACAAACACTCTGCTAGCCCTAGCTGCCCCATATTCTTTTCTGTCCTCTGCCTGCTTTTCATCCTTGGCTTGCCTAGAGTGAGCCTCTGCTAGCATCATCTCTTCAATGGCAACCTGTTGATCAAAGAGGCTAGGCATGTGTGTCTCTTGTGTCTCTAACATTCAC